AGTTACACGACTCTGCCTCTCACTATTGATCGGCATACTTGAGTGCTCTTCCTTCATAAGGTCGTTGTTAACTGCATCGTCTCGATCTTGAGTCTGTTTTTTAAAGTACTCTTCTCGAGCTTTCGCAACCTCTTCCGGTATCCTAGCAAGCACTAGGCCGCCAACTCCAATGACTCCTGCGTATTTTCCGTCTTTCATTGAGGGATAATCGTGATCAGGATATTCGTCAGCTCTCACTAACTCCCATCCAGATCTAATTTTACCTGACATATTCTTAGTATCATCGAAACCAAGAACTTCAGTTCTTATCCATCTATGCCTAAAGCCGTCTGGCGCAGTTGGTGCATCTAAAGATGATGGTGGAGTCCAAGTCGTAGGTCTTTTTTCTTTTGCTCTAGACTGGCTCGCACGTGGGGTCTTCGTATTTTCGTTTTTCATATGCTATACCTCCTTCGTGATTTTTATTTGTTTCGCATACTCTTCTAATGGCACTCCTAATTTTTTAGCGATTGCAACCTGAGAAGGTGTGAGTCTCACGGTTTTGCGACCTGATTTGTTAACACTTCGCTTCGCTGAAGCTACTATTTGTGTAGGTTTGGTCGTATTTTCATTAGTTGTATCAAATTTATTTGGAAATTCAAGTCTTATTCTCTTATCTATTTCCGAATAATATTCGTCTGAAGCTGGATCATATCCTTCTTCATCCACTAGTTTTTTATGTAAGTCAAATGCAGTGTAAGTCATAGCTGTATCTGTACCAAACCACTTGTTTTTAGCTCCCCAAGCCTCTGCTTTTGGATCAGGTGCTGCTGCTTGTTGTGGAGATACTTTTGGTATCTCATCACTTTTTGGTGCAGTCTTAGCCATTTCTTCATATGCTGCTTTTGCTTCGTTTAGTCTTGCTTCTTCGTATCCAAGCCTAGCAATCTCTTTATTAGCTTCAACTTCAGCTGCAAGATCTCCTGCTTCTTTAGCTGCGGCTAATTTGGCTGCTGCTGCCTGTAGACCAGAAGTTATTCTTGCTTCTCTGTCTTTAACACCAGCTTGTTCAACTGAAGAATATTTCTTTTGAAGTTTTTCTTTTTGCTCTTTTTGATTTTTAGCAAAAGATAAAGCTTCGTCTTTTTGTCTCTCTGCTTCTCTCCATTTTTTTGTGAGTTTAGCTATTCTTCTTTGAACGTCTTTTGAATACGTTTCCAATTCTTCTTTCTTCTCTTCAGGTTTTGACTCCTGTTTCTTTTCAGCTTCTGGCTGCGCGTCACTGCCTTCTGCTTTCTCTTCTCTAGTCTCTTCCACTTGTGGCGCGGGGCTAGAGTCTTCCTTAGTTTCTACTTCTGCCTCTGGTTTTTCTTCAGGTAACTCAATGTCAGCTCCTGGACCAGAAGTGTCTATGTCAACCATAGGTTCTATTTTCTTTTCTTCTTCTTGCATAGTTTCCTCCTATGTTAAATGTAATGCAACACAGATTCTGGATCTTTTATTGTACCCAAAACCTCGTCGTCGTTAAGAAGACGAACTTCGCCGCCTTCTATTGGTAAACGTGATCCTGCATATCTTGCAAAAATCACCCAATCTTTTTCTTTACACCAAGGGCCAGTTGG